TTGGCATTGGCACGGCTGGACAAGTTTTAGCCGTTTCAGGTGGCGGTGTGCCAGCGTGGACAACAACGGCAGATGTCACACCACTAACAACTAAGGGCGATTTATTTACCTTTACAACAGTAGACGCGCGAATTGGCGTTGGCGCAAACGGAACAGTCCTCACCGCAGATTCGGCTGAAAGCACAGGTTTGAAATGGGCTACTCCTTCAGGCGGTGGTGGAATGACTTTACTTAGTACTACAACCATTTCCGGTGATACAACAATCTCAAGTATTGACCAAACTTATACGAATCTATTTATTACAGTTACAGGTCTTACAAATTTAACGGCAAGCACTTATCAAGAATGTTTAATAAATGCTACTGCAGGTAATGTTATCGGCGCTTATTACGGGACAAATAATAGTTCGGTTACTTTAGATTATGCTAATAGTCGCATTTATATGTCAGGTTTAGCGGCTGCCAATTATTCTTTATACAATAGCAGCGCTAATGCTTTTACATTAACTTTTGAAAATTACGCATCTACTACTGCGAACAAAACTTGGTCACTTGTTTCAGGCTATTTAAATAGTTCAAGCGTAAGAGCGACAATGAGTGGAACTGGTGAGTTTTCATCAAATACTGCTATATCAAGCCTACAATTTAGAGGTTCGGCTTATGCATTAAACGGTGGAACAATTAAAATCTACGGAGTGAAATAATGAAACCAACAATAAGAATCCACGATATGGCAACAGATGAAGTCATTGACCGTGAAATGACTGACGCGGAATTTGCAGAATATAAAAAGCAACAGGCCGAAGGCGTGCTTATGGCTGAGGCAAAGGCGCAATTGGAAGCAGCCAAAGAATCCGCACAGGCAAAACTTGAAGCACTTGGTTTGACCGTTGGCGATTTGAAGGCACTAGGTTTATGACCTACCCGCAAGGCACTTCGGCTGCGTTAATTGAAATTGCAAAGGCTGAAATTGGCACAATTGAGGAAGGGGAGAACCTAACCAAATACGGCAAATTTACAAAGGCCGACGGACTACCTTGGTGCGGTTCTTTCGTTAATTGGTGTGCAGCACAAGCGGGCGTCAAAATTCATTCAGTCGTGGGCACTGCAATTGGGGCACACAAATTTAAAGAAACAAACCGTTGGTCAAACATTCCACAGTTGGGTTATGTCGCTTTTATGGACTTTCCACACGACGGTGTTGACCGCATTTCTCATATTGGAATTGTTGTTGGCTTAATTGACGACAAACAATGCGTGACCATTGAGGGCAACACCAGCGGAACAGGCGACCAACGCAATGGCGGAATGGTTATGGTCAAGGTTCGCAATGTTGGCAAAGAAATTGTTGGGTTTGGAATTCCCAAATTCGTACCTTACAAGGGCGAATACCCAACAGTTGAAATACCAAAATCGGGAGAAAAACCGACAAAGGAGAAAACAAAAAAATGGACAAAGCCAAAGCCTTAATCGCCTCATGGGCACGCTCATTCATGGCAGCAGCATTAGCCTTATACATGGCAGGTGTGACAGACCCAAAGACACTTGCAATGGCAGGCGTTGCAGCGATTGCACCAGTGGTCTTGCGCTGGTTAAATCCGCAGGATAAGAGTTTCGGGTTAACGGGGAAGTAGCCCGAAAACTCACCGCAGCAGGATTGGCTTGGGCACTTGCGCTAATCCTGACTGCGTGTGGGTATCAGGGTTGGACACGTTATGAGTGCCAAGAATATGAAAACTGGTCAAAACCTGAGTGCCAAAAACCACAGTGCGTCCCGACTGGAACGTGTACTGACGACATACTTGGATTCTCAACACAATAAACCAGCACGACGCCGCGCCCCTGAGGACGTCCACGCGCAACTGATTTTGATAATTGGTTCAACACTTGCAGCCGTGTTTTTAATTGTCACCGTCGGCATAACGTATGCGCTTATATTTGTCACCCAACCAATTGGGGCACAAGCACCCAACGACGCAGCCTTTATTGACCTATTGAAAACCCTGGCCATTTTCTTGACTGGTTCGCTTGGTGGCGTGCTTGCTGGAAACGGACTAAAATCCAAGCCGAAGTCAGGTGACACGCCGACAAATACGCAAGGTTCTTGATTTGGCGCGCCTTATGCGTCACCCTGTATTCAGGTGGTAGTCGTTACCACCAAGAATCGGGAGAATTCAAAATGGTCGTTGACTTATTAGACCCGCAGACTTTGCGGGCTTTATTCCTAATCGGCGTGCTTTGCACCTTAGCCGCTGCCCTGGGTTATTCATGGGGACACAAAGACGGAAGCCGTGAAGGCTACACACGTGGGCGTGCTATCAGTCGCCATATCTCACAAAGCCAAAGGGAAGTGAAATAAATGGGATTCCTGGATAACTACGAGGCAAGCCGCGAGCGTTTAGAGCGCTGGAATCGCACCTACCCAACTGGACGGATTGAAACCAGCATTGTTGAATTTAGTGCTGACAAGGGTTACGTCCTGGTTGAAGCAAAGGCATTTCGCCATGAAGACGATTCCCGCCCAGCAGGCGTTGACTATGCCTACGGCTACCAAGGCGCATACCAACAGAACATGAAACGCTGGTTTGTGGAAGACACAGTTACGTCAGCCATTATGAGGGTGCAACAACTTGTCATGGGTGGGGCTGAGAGAAGCACCAAAGAGATAATGGAACAAGTCGAAAAGACGTCAGCAAAGGTCGCCAACACGGACAAGCAATACGACTATTGGACAACCAAATTTGGTGACGTCCCAAGTTACAAGACCGAAGAAGAAGTTGCTGCTGCTGGTGTGCCAACATTCGCCTCAGGCATTGCAGAAATATCCAAGCAATTGGGTGGGGAATTGGTCAAGGAATCACCGCAATGCAGGCATGGTCACCGCGTTTGGCGCACTGGTACAAGTGCCAAAACAGGCAAGGATTGGGCTAACTTTTCTTGCGTCGGCAAAAAGCCTGACCAGTGTGAGCCATTGTGGTACGTCTTTACCAGCGACGGAACTTGGAAACCACAAGTATGACAAAGCCACGTTTAATCAAAATACTTGTCTGCATTGAAATTGTCTTGGTTTTGTTACTGATTGGGGTGGCATTTCTATGAGCGATTACATGGAGATAATCAACCCGCAAACCATGGTAGGCAAACTGCTCAAGAATGGCGAAGTGGTCGAAGAATACAAAATGGAACAGTGTGACAAGTGTTCCAGTCTTGTCAGATTTGACGCATTTGGCTATCAAAAAGGCTACGGCAATGAAAAAATTATTTGGTTTTGTGTGGGCTGCCGTTGAAAATGACCTTGACGCGTGCTGAGGAATTTACGTGCCACGACGCAGCAATTCATTTGGCTAAGGCCAACACGGACTATTGGCAAACACGGTCGGGCGGTTACTCAACTGAGAAATCACTGCATGACCTCATTGCACAAGACGCCCAAAGTATCGGCAGCGAATGGGTCGTTGCAAAATATCTCAACGTTGAGTTTGACCCATTTGAGCAAAAGGGAAAAACAAAGGCTGACGTAGGTTCACACTTTGAAGTGCGCTGGACTAAGTACCTTGCAGGCCAACTGATAATTCACGAATACGACCGAACTGACGACGTAGCAATCCTGGTCACGGGTGAATCACCGCATTTCTTCATTGCCGGTTGGATTCCCATTGCCATGGCTAAACGTCCAAAGTACCGACACAGTAAGCAACCCAACTGGTGGGTCACACAAATCAACTTGCAACCTATTGAAAACCTTAGGAGAAGCAACTATGGACACAGTTCAGTTTGAGTGCAGAAAATGCAAAAAGGTAACGAAGCAGGTAATCCACAAGGTAACGGACAACCTTCCCGACGGTGTGGAAGTGATTCAATGCACCAAGTGCGAAGTCATGGGGGTTGCACAGATAGGGACTTCAAATGCCAATCTATGAGTTTAAATGCCAGGTGTGCCAAATCAGTGTTGAGGTGAATAAGTCAATCCACGACGAACACCAACCAATCTGCTGCGGGCAAAACATGAGCCGCACCTACTCAACTTTCGGCATATCCTTTAAAGGCACGGGCTGGGGTGGGCAGTGAAAAGTTATCAACAGGGTTTATCCACAACCGTGCAAAACTTGTGGGACACGCCCAAGGCCACGCACGAAGTTATTAAACACTTGACTTCATACTGTACGCTTGACGCATACAACAACACCACGCATTTCGTGGGTAAAACTAAGAATGAATATCTTTCAAAGTATCTTAGAAATAACAAGATAGATAGAAAAAGAATTCAATTGTTGTTGTCAATCACTAGCCTAATCGCAATGCTAGGGGCAAGCCCTGCCAATGCAGCCAACTATTCAATAGACCATTTGAAGTTATATGCACATTCTAGGATTCTTGACTACAAAGAATTCCAATGCTTCAACAAGATAATTACTAAGGAATCAAGGTGGTCATATACTGCAAAGAACGGGTCGCACTTTGGATTGGGTCAGATGAAGTCAAAGCATTACCGTGACTTAGACCCATTTAGACAAATAGACGCAACTCTCAAGTACATTACAATTCGTTATCAAACACCATGCAAAGCATGGGCGTTTCATCAGCAAAGGAACTACTTCTAATGGCCAGTGCATTGAAGGACAATGGAAGCACAAGCCAATGGCGTAAGATACGTCAACGCATACTTCAACGCGACGGTCATACATGCCAGGCATGCGGTATGGAGGGCAATTCAGTTGACCACATAGTTCCAAGACACTTGTTTGGTGAAGGCAACGCCGATAATGAATCAAACCTTCAAACGTTGTGTGTTTCGTGCAATTCACGCAAAGGGGGGCGGTTTTTTAATAGCACAGCGACACCCCTGACCCTTCCTGTTTTAAATTCCCCCCAAAACGGCTCAAGAAGCCACGAAAATGACTGAGAAGGTCATAACAGGTCACCAAGACCCCCTAGAAGCCTCAAACGGGCTTCAAACGGTTTTGGGTAGGGACACAGAAGGGCAAAACGCCTTATTTGGCGTTCAAACGCCTAGAATTCACACGCCATTGAACGATTTACCCTCACGCGGGGGTGAATTGGTTGATTTAGCCAGCAGCCT